GATTATGGAGTCGATCTTCGAGACAGAACTGCCCAGCGCCTCTGCCCTGGCGGAGGCACCCTCCCCTACCTTGGCGATGGGGTTGAGGTTCTGCTTCTTGAGACCCGCAAGCTTCTCACCAGCGCGCTTTGCAGCGGTGCCCAGGCCACCGAGTTCATCGGCGGCCGTGCGGACATCGCTGCTATCGACCTTGATCTGTAGGCGCGCTAGATCGACCATTACCTTTGGGCTGCTTTAGCTTTCCGCTCCTCGGCGGCACGTCTCTTCTGTATGGACTCGATGAGGAGTCCTCGTTCAAAGTCATCGAGATCGGTAATGATCTCGATCTCCCACGGGGCCATGCGGATCCAGTAGACATCCGCGAAGGCCTTCAGTTCCGCGAAGGAGATGGCGGTCGGAAGCCCGTCGTTGTACTCCCTGCGAGATGAAAGCTTCCGGTAGATGTTCCACAGGTAGTGGTACGGTCCCGGTATGTTGTCGATGGAGCCAAGGTGTTCGGCGACGTAGGCGTCCTCGTCGAAGCCCTTCGCCTTGGCGATCATCCTGAGTTGTGCTTCATTAGGCTCTGAAGCGCCTCGCCCAGCCCAGTTCCGATTGTGGATGGACTGGACGAGTGCCTTCAAAGCCTCTAGGACTCCCCCTTGGATTCCTCCAAGAAGTTGGCCCGGTTCGAGATGAACTTGCTAACCTGTTCGCGGATGAACTTGACCTTCGTCAGAAGGGTGCCCGCGTTGGACCGGGAGTACTCAAGCTCCTCGCCATCGACGATGATGTTCTCCCAGCCGACGACGCAGCGAACCAGGACCGCGACAGCGCGGCGCGTGGTCCCGGCAGGATCAGCGATCCCGTCAGTCTGGGCAGCAGCCCGAGCAGCAGAGCGTTGGGCGTCATGCATCGCCGTCTCGTACTCGTCAGAGTCGGCCGAGAGCAGCGTAAGGGTGATGGGCTTGTCGTCCTCCGTCAGGAGCGGCTCCCCGGTGACGGGGTGGCGCACTTCCATGATGGCGGTCGTGTCAGTCGTGTCTAGAGAAGTAAGGTCCATGGTGGTGTTGGGGGAAAAGGTGGTGGGGGATAGGCTAGGCCTTCAGCGCTCACTGGACGGTGATCGGGTCGCGGTAGATGACCGCAGAGGTCTCGGAGACCTCGGGCATGTTGGCGTTGAGAGAGGACTCAAGGCCCCGGAAGTTCAGCGTCAGGACGACCGGACCGTTGGCCGGGATCTCGAACGACGGCTGCGTGAAGCGGGCACGCGGGATGTGGATGAGCATGTAGCCCGATCCATCAGCGGCTCCGCTATCGAGGCTGAGGGTGATGGCACGCTCATTCTCGTTGGCGAAGTAGTTGTACTCGGTGGCGTCCTCGAACAGGAGCGTCAACGAGCCGGACACGTTCGCCACGCCCTCGTACACGTCGGAGGCGAACTCCGAGCAGAGGAGCGGCAGGGTCTCGCGGTTGTTAGCGAGCGTGATCTCGAACGACGAGACGATCGGGCTCTCGATACCAGAGATCGCGACGCAGGAAGAGAACGGCGAGTAGGCCGTCTCCGCCGCCCCAGGGTTGGCCCCAGGGTTGTCGCTGTTGTAGGTGCTGTCCAGGTTTGTGGCGCGCACCCCGAGGATGTCGACCGTGCCGGTGACCAGCGAGTCAGGCGTCGAGGAGAAGGCCAGCGAGGAGACGGTGCAGCCACCGAACGCCTGCGAAAGACCACTAACGCCAGCCTCGGGGTACTGCTTCAGGATGGTGCAGTACTTGATCGCGTTCGCGGAGACCTTCGAGAACTGCGGCGCGTAGGCGAGCGCCGAGCCGCCGTAGGTGATCGAGGAGACATTGCTCTCACCGTCGAAGTCGGCGCCGAGCGGGTGCAGGAGCAGGAACTGCTTCGTGACACTCGTCTTGTAGAACAGACCCTTGATCGCGTTCGCGCCCGCCAGGCCGTTGTCGATAAACAGGATCTGACCTTCGGTCGTGTCGTTCACGGCGTACGGCGCGGGGAGCACCGCAGTGTTGAGCAGAATGCGAGACGAGGCCGTGTACCCGCCGTCTCCGGTCGGGATGACATGCTCCGGGTAGGGGTCGTAGACCTGACCAGCGCCGGAACGCTGGGTCGCGGTCACATCACCGCCACCGTTCAGGTCGCCCGCCGTGAAGGTCACGGCCTCAAGGACCAGTTCGAGGGCAATGGTGCCCACGTTGACCGTGCCGTAGCCTGCGATAGCTCCGTCGTTGAACGTGAAGTACACCAGATCGCCGTCAGCGAAGTCGGTGGCGAACGTCGCGGTGTCGTTCTCCCCGATCGTGAGAAGCTTGGTCGTGTCATTCCAAGCGTAGTCGTCAGCGGCGCTTTCCGAAGTGAGCGTGTACGAGTTCGCCAGGGTGTCCTTGGCGAACGCGTCGTTCGTGGCAAGCTCGATCAGGTTGTCCTGAGACTTGTAGGAAAGCTCGAAGCCAAGCTGGCCGGTGACCTGCTGGAAGCCAGAGCGGATGGAGGTCTCCTGGCGGTTGTTGGTGACCTCGTTGGAGGTAAGCTCACCAACCTCAAGTAGAGGACCGTTACGGTCCGTCAGGCGGGCGTCGGTGAACGTGCCACTGCCGGAAGCGACCGTCGCCTGCGACGAGTCGTTAGGAGAGAAGGCGACCTTTACGGTCGCACCAGACTGAATAGCCATTGTTGTAAAGGTGCGCCTTTAGCGGCGTGCAAGAGTAGAGAACGACCGCCAGTAAACAGTCGCAGGAACAAAGTAGTGGTCAGCCTCCGCGTTGTCGCGGCGGCCGGTTGCAATGGTCTCGGAGCGTATGATCTGGACGCGCACGCCGTCCGTATCCTCAAAGGTCACCCCGCTTTCGAACTGCTCAAGTATAGCATGCGCTAGGTCATAAGCAGAGTTGATAAGATCGGGCCTGCTTCCAGGAGCGATCACATCATAAGTAAGCGTTCCTAGCGCCTGGGACGTGCCCATCGCAATAGAACGCTGATCAATAGAGAACAGGCTCTCCACTACGGCTAGCTCATCCGTGGGGAGCCCACCTTCTAGAAGCTGGCCGTCGTACTGGATAGCCGTAGGAAGACCGGCGGTGTTTAGGAAGCGCCGACGAAGGGCCAGGCGGACCTTCCTGACATCGACCATAGCCATTAGATAGCACTCCTGGCGATGTTAGCCGCTCGGACGAGGATGTTGGGGGTGACCTCGGCCGTCATCTGGAACACCGGCACGGGGTCCCGTCGGGGAGGAGACCCAAACTCGACCACGCCCGCGTACGGGACGTTGTTAGAGATGTAGAGGAGGCCGCCTCCCTGGATAAGATCCGCAGCCAAGCGGACCTTAGCTAGCGCCTCAGGGTCGATCTGGCCTCGGGGGATGGGCGAGCGAAAGTCGTCTGGCCGCTTGGGCTCGGCGGTGGTGTCGGGGATACCTGCCGAGACGCGCATCGATGCCCGGAACCGCCCGGTCTTGACCGGAGAGAGCACCATGGCCTTCTCGACGGTGCCGACCAGGAACTCCTGGAGCGTGATGCTCATCCGAGCCACGGTCTTACCAGCGAACTCGTTCAGGTTCGCGACGAAGGCCTCGGTGGTCTGCGCCCGGTTGGATAGAGCCATCAGGTACGCACCTGTAGCTCGTAGGCGACTACCTTGTCGCCTGAGTTGACCGGGGACACGGCGACGATCACCGCGTCAAGTTCACCCCGCACCACCTTGTCGCCCACCTGGGGCGCTGTAAGGGCTCCGTAGTCCGCCACAGTCGTGATTCTGCGGTCACCCGACTGTACGGTCGTGCCGTTGATGTAGCGCAAGGAGAAGCCCTCAGGAGGGCTTGTGAGCACGGACGCCGTCAGGGTGGTAACGACGTTGGTGTCGTTGGCCGGATCGTACGTAGACGAACTCCTCGTGAACACCGCCGGGGTGTCCGAGAAGACGCCCAGGATCGCGGGCACCAGTTGGTTGAACGCAGCGTCGAGGTTACCCATCAGGTACGCTCAATCTTGGCGGAGTACGTACCCTTGCCCATGCTAGCCGCGTCGGAGGGAGTACCTACCGGGGCCAGGATGGCGTTGATGTTGTTCGGGATGAGGTCAGGGGTCTCCTTAGGGTCGACCTTGACCATGAGGGAGCCCACCTTAGCCTCGCGGAAGCCCAGGCCCAGCAGGCCCGGCTCCTCCGCGCGGTCTCGCTTCAGTAGCTCTAGCGCAAGCTCCGAGGTGGCGCGCTCGACCCGGTACGGGATCACGTCGTACGGGATGAGTACCTCATCCACGTCGTACGCCTCGTACCGGGGCCAAGACAGCGCCTGCCGGTTGTCCCCGCTGTTGCGGCGACGGGCACCCTCGAAGTCATAGTAGGTGTCGATCAGGAAGGTGGCCCACTGTAGGGCCGCCTCCCTGTCTTCGTCACCGTTAGGCGCGTCAGTCCAATCGGTGACGCGGAGGCGCGCTCCAGTCAGGATCTCCGTAGCACGGTCTACCGTGACGTAGCTGTTGGAGGCGGTCCCCCCGACTGTCGCGTCAAGCGCCATCTATCAGTCCTCGTCCGAGGTCTCGGGTTTGGCCGGGGCCTTCTTGGCGACCGGCTTCGACTTCTTAGTCGGGGCAGGGGCCTCCTCAGCCTTACCAGCTTTGGCCTCTTCCCACTCCTTCAGTAGACGGGCTTCCTTCTGGGCAAGCGTCTCAGTCGCAATGACATCGCCCATCTTGCCGAGGACAGTGAGGATGCCTGCGATGAGGGTCCGCTTGTCCGCCACGTTGTAGCCCGCGACGTAGCGGCTCACCGGGAGCTTCTTGATCGTCTCCAGGGTAAGCTGCTCCAGGTACTCGTGGGTGATCTCGACGACGGAGGTGCCGAGCGGCGTGGTGACCGTAAGGTGGGCCGCCGAAGCCGGGGGCTTCGCGACCTCGTGGAGAGCCTCGTGGAAGCGACGAGGCTCGATCATGATCTCCTCGCCATCGGCTTTACGCACCACCCGCATGAGGGGGAGTGCGCCCTTCTTACCGCCGAGCGGGTTCTTGTCTCCAGTCATCTCGACGAGAGACCACTGGTGGTGCTGAGTGTTGATGTTCATGGTGGTTGTAGGGGGTGGTCGGTGTTGTAGGGGGTAAAGTGGGGAGGGCCACCAAGCCCTCCCCGACCGGCATAGCCGATCCCCCCATAACGGGTGCCCGGTGAGGCATCCGTGTTCTAGTTGGTAGGCGAGAAGCGCCCGAAGTACCCAGTGATCTCGTCAGGAGAGTTAGGGTGGGATTCGACCGGGACCGCGTGCCCGCGCACCTCGGCTCCAGTCGCTGTGCTGAAGAGGCTCTCGAACTTGATAGCTCCACGGCTACCGACGAAGAGAGTCCATTCGTCTTGGACGCGCATCTGGTCTTCGCTCGCCACTCCGGCAAGCCAGCCACCCCCCTTAGCGTCGTCGTGGGGGATCCCGGTCAGCACACTCCACTCGCGCGACACCCAGGTACACTGGCCGTCCTTGTCTGCGGTGAAGACGCCACCTCCGGTGAGGTTTAGGTAGCCCACGTTCAGGGCTCGGACTTCATTCACGCACTTCTCGATGCGTGCCACGCAATCCCTTAGGGAATCGCCCCCGTTAGGTTGAGTTTGTTCGAAGTTGCGGCGGAGTGCGATGAGGATACGGCGGGTAGCTACACTAAGAGCACCAACACCAGCCACCACGGCTGCGGCAAGTTCTACGTACTGTTCCACGGGCATCACATAAGGGTGTGCCCCGCCCCGGTCTCTAGCCGGGGCGGGGCTTCAGTTCACACTAGATCAAGCAGCGCCGTGGACGCGGCAGCCAAGCTCCCGGCGGATGGTGGCGAATCCGGAAAGGATGTCCCAGCACCAGCGGGTCTGCTTGTTCTCGCGCGAGATCTCCAGGCGGAGGGTCAGGCGCGACTCCGGGTCGCTGATCGAGCGGACCACGGTGCCAAGGCCGTCAGCGCCAGCGGAGAGCGGGCGGGTGACGAA